GCCGATCTTTCGCAACGACTGGGTACCGGTCACCGTGAGCGGCGCCGATCGCATCACGTCGATCTACTCCGGCTGCTTTGACGACGGTTCACGCAAGACCGGCCTGGCTGGTCTCACCAGCCAAGTGCAGTCCGGCATCTTCGTGTCGAATGTCGGCGAAGCCGAAGACAGCAACGACACGATCACCCGCCTGCGGTTCTACTCGTCCATGGCCATCTTCAGCGAGTTGGGCATCGCCCGAGCGACCGAAGTCAAGGTCAACTAAGCTCGAGGCCTGGTCATGGCGCTCGTAGTCGACAACGTGCCGATGTCTCCGACCTGTAACTCGTACGCGAGTTTGGCGGAGATGTTGGCTTACGTCACAGAGCGAGTGCCTGATCCGGCGGTTTTGGCCGCGTGGACCTCCCTCACCGAAGCACAGAAGTCGATGTATCTCGTGAACGCCACGAGATCCATCGACTCGTTTGCTGATTGGGTGGGCGATCGTTACTACAGCCAACAACGTCTGGACTGGCCCAGGTACAACACCTGGATAGACGGACGTTATTGGCTTGAAACCGCGATTTTCCCCTCCCAAGTCATCGAAGCCACGTGCGAGATGGCCATTTGGATGATGCAGCAGAACGGTGTAGTCGCTCAGGCCCAAAATTTGGCCTACGACTCTATCAAGCTCGGTCCGATCACCATCGATTTCAACGAGACCGCCGGAGGCACACTGAACAAGTACTTTCCGGACGTCATTGCAATCATTCTGAAGGACTTGGCGGTTCTTAACAACCCTGATTTGCCGAGCGCGAATCGGTTGAAGGTCGCCACGCTTCACCGTGCTTAAGGCTATGGTTCTTCAAGCAGTAGCCACTGCCAAAGCGGCGTGCGGCGATCTGTTGATTGATGCCACGTTGGTAGAGCGAGAAGTTAGGACTCATGTACCCGGGGTTGCCCCTAAACACGACGAAATAGAATCTGATTGTCAGATCGCACTCACCAGGTTCAGTTCCAAAGAAATCGATGGCGATCGAATCAGGGCGTCTGATTATGACGGTATTCTGTTTCACACCACCACGGTTCCGAAGGAGAACGACCTGGTGCGGTGGACCGAAGGCACGTACAGAATTGTGAACAACCGCCGAGTCATGGCCGGTGACACTGTAGCCGTCTCACAAGTTCATCTGAGGCTAACGTGATAAAAGCTTCTGCCAAATCCTCTGGGTGGCCATCCATAACGGACCTAGAGGATTTAGCAGAGAGTGAAGTTAGAGATATTGCCGGTCAGATCTTCAGAGCTGCCGTCAAATTCTCTCCGGTGTACAGTGGTGCGTTCCGAGCTAGTTGGCGCGTAAGTTTCAACGCTCCAAGATTGGATACCACTGCTGGAAGGTCCCCAGCGGCGCCCATACGAGGGGCGTCGTTCAGGTGGCCAACAGGCTTCAAACTCGGTGACGACGTGATCATTTCCAATAATTTGCCTTACGCCATACTGATCGAGGAGGGTTCCTCGAAACAGGCGCCGTTCGGCGTGCTGAAATTAGCCGTGCAGTCTGTGACCTTCAAGTGAAATACGACGTAGTCAATCAGAGTTTGGAGGAATACGTTCAGGCCAATTGGTCTGACACAGACATTCAGTTTGACAACGTCGCTTTCAACGCAGATTTTTACACCGAATACATGCGCTGTACCATCGTGTTTGGCGACACTGACGCCCCAGAGCGAAGCAATGGTCAGAGATCGGTGGTTCCACGCTGTTACAGGGTAATGGGTTTTGTACTGTTGGACGTGTTCGTAAAACCAGCGATCGGTGTGGTTCGAATGCTCGAACTGGGCACGATTGCAGCCAATCTGCTGAGGTCTAAAGCCGTTCATCCTGTAGCCCCGTTGCAGGCGCCGGTGGTGAATTTTCAAACTCCTACACTGACGAAGAACACCGTTGAACGACACGGTTGGGTGAGCGCCCAAGTCAGTGCGCCCTTCTACTACGATTTCATGGAGATCTGAAATGTCCTCAGCTGATCTGACCGCACTTCGCTACGTCAAAGAAGTCACTTTCGGTGTTACGCCGGCTACACCTGCACTGAGGCCATTTCGCTACACCGGCGAATCTCTCAACTTCGCGATCGAAAATACCAAATCCGCCGAGATTACGCCCACGCGAGTGGAGACGGACCTCGTGCAGACGTCGGCGTCAGCGGCAGGTGACGTGAACATCGAACTCTCGTTCGGGTCCTACACAGATCTGTTGGAGGGTCTGTTTTGCAATTCGTTTGGAGCTCCGGTCAGCGGCGTCAGTGAACTAGAGAACGGCACCATCCGCCACTCGTTCTCCATCCAGAAGCACTTTCAGGACATGGCGGTTCCACAGTTCCACACCTTCAACGGATGTGTGGTCGAATCGCTGAGTCTCACGATGGAGATCGGCAAGATCGTCGAGGGAGCGTTCTCGTTCTTGGCCCTCGGCAACACCGTGGCCACGGCCCAGATCGCCGGCGCCACGTTTCCTGCGCCCACGACGACCACCCCGATGAACGCGGTGGCCAACGTGAAGAACTTCACGATCGGCGGAGTGCCGTACAGCGGCTGCATCAGTTCGCTCAAGTTGCTGGTCAAAAACAACGCCCGCGCCATCATGTGCATCGGATCGTTGCAGGCTCGCAACATGAAGTTGGGCACCATGGAGGTGACCGGTGACATGGAGTTCTACTTCGAAGAGGGCTCCACGTACGAACTGTTCGTGGAAGGCACAGAGTTCGACATCTCCTTCGATCTCGAAGACGGTGCCGGCAACCTGTACACCTTCGAAATTCCTCGTGCCAAGTTCGAATCCGGCGACGTCACTGCCGGTGGCAAGAATTCCGACGTCATGTTCAAGTCCAAGTGGCGTGGCCTGTACGACGGAACCAGTGAACGCGTGATTCGACTGCTGTCGGAGCCCGCGGTCTGATTACCACCTGACGGAAATCTAAAATGGACTTTGATGCTGACAACACGCTCACTGACACTGGCGTTTGGCGAGACTATCAGGACGCCAAGTTCTTGATCGCCCACATCTCCAACATGAAATTTCAGCGGGCCCTGGCTCGCTATCAGCAGCCACACCGTCGAGCTTTGGAGAATGGTTCGATCGATCCACAGGTCAATCGCGACATCCTCTGCAAGGCAATGGCCGAAGGCATCGTGTTGGGTTGGCAGGGGGTTACGTCCAGGGCTACCAAAGCCGAAGAGCCGTTCAGCCCAAAAGCGGCACTCACTCTGCTGAAGAACGATGCGGAGTTCAGGGACTTCGTCACCGAGGTGGCGGCCCAGATCTCTAACTATCGCCGGGAGGAAGCCGAAGAACTGGGAAACTCCTGAAGAGCTGGGTCGAATGGCAGACCAAGTGGGGGCCTAAAGAGCGGGCGCTAGAAAAGATCGAAGAGGCCCAGAAGGGTAAGACTCCTCAAGCCCTGCTAGACAAGCCTAAGATCAATTCGGGCGTTGCTCAAGAACTGGTGTTTGCGTACAACGTTCTGGCATCCAGACGAACAAGTGGGATGGCTCCCAACCCGATTCAGCTGTCAGAGATCGTAGCGTTCATTGGTTTGTACGGCAAACCGTCGATTTCGGTCGACGTGTTTATCGAATTGGTCGGCGTGATGGATACAAAGTACCTGGAACTCGCCAATGGCAACAGCCCTTCAAGTAACCGCTAGTACTCAACAGGCTGTAGGTGCGTTTAATCAGCTCGCGCAATCGATCAACCAGGCCAACGGTGCGTTTCAGCAACTAAATAATACTCTGGCCAACGGCAACAACGTCAACGCCAGATACGGCTCAGGGCTTGAGAGAGTATTGACTGGGGCCTTCAACAAGCTCCAGTCAATCGTTTCATCTGTCATAGGTGTTCTGCAAACCCTTGCGGGCATTGTGGGCGCGGTTTTCAGCTCGATCCTTCGCGAGCTTGACAAGATTCAGGGTTTCGCAGCTATCATGTCCGTGACGGCCAAGTCGTCGGACGCTGCGGCCACCTCCTACACCTTTTTGCGAGAGACTGCCGATCGACTGGGCGTCCAGTTTGACGCGCTAACGTCCAACTATGCCAAGTTGGTGGCGGCTATCCCGGAAGGCACCGACCGAATCAACATTGCCAATCGGGCATTCATCGGCCTGGCCATGGCCGCCCGTACCTTGCACTCGACAAACCAAGAAACACAGCTCATGTTCTACGCCGTCACACAGATGGCGTCCAAAGGCGTAGTGTCGATGGAAGAACTTCGCAGACAGTTGGGCGAAAAGCTCCCCAACGTCATGCAAGTGGCCGCTAAAGCATTGTCCACTACCCCAGAACTACTTGAAG